CGGCCAGGCTCCTCCTTGTTTTGGAAATGGCATTTACTTCACCCGCCTTTCAAATTGAATCCCGTTGTCCCCGGGATACGGTTTTTTATGGTCAACCATATTGTAAAGTATTTCCTTCGGAACGCCTTGTGGGAAAGCTTCGCAATAAGCACCGGGGATAAAATCCCAATGTCTACAATAAGCACATTGACTTATATCAATATCCTCTTCCTCTGATATAAATTTATCCGCCATTCAGAACCCTCCTTTCTATTTAGACAATAAGTGGGACTTACTCGCCGCCCAAGCCGTGAAAGCATCGGGGTCATGGTCATCTTCCTTCGCTATAATTTCTTGGTCCATGGATTTGTAATGATATTTTTGAAGTTTCTCTTTAGCGGTTTTATCCGTTATATTGATAAGATTTTTCTCTAGGAGGAAACGCATGACGTCAATTCCCTTGCCCTTCCATTTATTAAATGCTACGGGCTGAATCCTAGTTGGAACCCTGTTTTTCTTGAATATCTTATGAAGCGTGATATTGCTATCTTTCGGGGCCATATCACAATATAAAGTGGAAACCTTTTTTTCAATACAAATATCTGAAATCTGTTGGCATCTTTCCGTCAATTCGACTAATTCCCAACGGTAAGTTTCCGGAGCTATGAATTTTTCTTTAGTGTTTTGAATAACGTGAAGAACCGTACACGTATGGCCCCAGTCAATTCCAACTTCCGTCCGAACCCCGGGAATATATTTTTCATTCTTCCCTCTTTGATACGCATTTTCTACCATTTCAAAATCATAAATGGTTTCGCCCATCATAGGCCGTTTTAGTAAGTATTCCGCATCCCACATGGCTTTAGTAACCAAGCGTTGCTTCCGGTCTATTTCCCCGGAATCCCAAAATCCTCTAGGGGAACGAACTTCCTCCACGCACCATCTGTATATAACCGCTCCTCTTTCATCTTTATTATCTATTAACTCCGCCATCATTCCGAACGGGTGATGAAGGGTGGAACTGGCTATAACCTGTTCTGGAATACCATAGTTTGCTTTCGGCTGTCCTAATGAAGCGTCAAATATCTCTTTGGGCATCTCGTCTACTTCATCAAGGCGAAGTCTTTGGGGGTGAGGCCCTCTAACGGATTTCTGAGAAGCCGCCAAAGCCGCTACCCAGGAGCCGTTTGATAAACGATAACCCCGGGCCGCTACATCTCCAACTAGCATATAGCGGGGAACTTCCGGCATATTCCAGAATCCGTCTAAGTACGTGACGCACCTTTGTGATTGTTCTAAGGAACCTCCCAAAACAGTTATACCACATCTTGGTTTGAATACACTCTCTAACCACGTTAATACCGCTAAAGCTTGAGTTTTTCCAGAACCCCTCATGGCGTGCCAAATAGCGAAATAATCTTCATCTGAATAAGCGGCCCACACTGCGTCTAAAGGGGAATGATGGTCTGAGCAATACGCTGGGTGCGGTAATCTCATATTAAGAACGGTTGCGCAATATAACGCCAAATGTTCTTTACTCGCCGGAGCCGTTTCCGCAAATGTCGGTCCGGTAGAGCGTATTGTAAGCGGCCTTGATGGTTTCGTCAGTAAATTCGTGCTCATGTTTGATAGGCCCTCCATCTTCTCCGGATACTTCTAGTGATTTTCTATCCTTCCATAACTTCGGCTGTCTATTCAATAACCACAGCTGAATAGCCGTGGTATCAGGCGGGTAATGTTTGGTTGTTGGCACAATTAGTGGCGTACCGCTATCATTGAATATCTTGTCTTCAGGGTGACTGTAACCTAATGCTCTATGATACAATGATTTCGCTACATTAGCATCCGCTTGTGTCTTCCCTTCCCGTAACGATAAATAAAAATCATCATATCTCTTTTTCCAATTATTAATAGTCATTTCAGATACTTCAAAGAAATCAGCCAATACTGCATCAGAAGCCCCCAGCAAACATAATTTATACGCCTGTTCGGCATATTCCGGCATATATTCTTCGGGCCTTCCTCCGCCGGGATTTCCTACTGAATAATCATTACCAATCATGTCCGGTCTTTTTGTTCGGCGGGTTCTTTTAAATTTGGTTTGTGGTTTCTTCGAAGTCTGGGTTCTTACCATATGTTCTCACCTACTCAATTATTTTTTAAAAAAATATTTTAAAACTTGTTAAAAAAGTCTTTACTTCCGTTTGATTATTCGATATAATTAAGTTGATAGTATGTTTATTCAACTTTGGTCGCTTTGTATATAATTATAACTTATTATTTACGAAATTAAAAGGGGGTAAAAAAAATGACAGCTATTACATGCGAGAACGCCAATAGCGTGGAAAGTGCCGTAAGGTTTTTGGCCGGGGTTTGCGATGGGGCCGTAACTCAAGATGGGAGAGGATTCAATGGGGTGGATTCCGTTTTTGGTAAATCATTAGCGGGTCAATCTCATTGGTCTGTTTTACAGAAAAAAGCGGCTCTCAAGATGCTTAAAAAATACTCTGGTCAGCTAAAATCAGCGGGGTTCAATACGGAAGAGATTTTTTCATCAGAAATAATTCCGGAAGTAGCCCCCATCATAGAAAACCAACCCGTAAGAAATCAGGAGGTGGAAAGGGTGATTATTAGAGAGGCGTTGTTGAATTCGGCGGGGAAAATAGAAATTCGCTTCACGTTTGAATGGAATGTTTTGGATTCTGTTAAAACTATTCCGGGCCGGAAGTTTGACCCTGTTACGAAACACTGGAGTGCCCCTATTTCGATTGATGCCGTAGAGGTTCTGAAGAAACATAATTTCAAGATTGCTAAGGAAATCATAGAACAAATAGGAGTTCCGGAAGAAAAAGTGGAAGAGCTTTCTGAAATAGAAATTTCCGGATTGAAAAGAACGCTATTTCCATTCCAGAAGAAAGGAGTTGCCTTCATAGAAAGCCGGAAGGGAAGGGCTCTGATAGCAGACGAAATGGGGCTTGGAAAAACTATTCAGGCTATTGCATGGACCGCTCTTCATCCGGAATTAAAGCCCGTGATAATCGTTTGTCCCGCTTCCGTTAAACTGAACTGGGCTAGAGAAATCCGGGAAACCATTTCTGGAGCGAATAATATCCAAGTAATCAATGGCGGGGATACTTCACAGGAACTGTACGGGGATTATATCATAATCAATTATGATGTTTTAGGAAACAAATATAATGGGCGGAAGGAAATTACTAGAACTGGTTGGGTTGATTTTCTGATAGAACTCAATCCAAAAATTATGATTTTTGACGAAGCTCATTACATAAAATCCGGAACGGCTCTGAGAACAAAAGGAACCCGTAAACTGGCCAAGAAGATTCCGCACGTGATAGCTCTTTCCGGAACGCCAATTGTGAATAGGCCCGTTGAAGGTTTCAATATCGCTCAAATAGTTAATAAGAATGTTTTTCCGGATTTCTGGAAGTTCGCTCATACTTACTGTGGGGCCAAGCATAATGGATTCGGGTGGGATTTCACCGGAGCTACCAAAACGGAAGAACTTCATGAAAAATTAAGTTCCACCTTCATGGTTCGCCGTAAAAAAAGCGAAGTTCTCACTGACCTTCCAGACAAATTATATTCCTTCATTCCACTAGAACTGAATAATGAAATCGAATACAAAAAAGCGGAAAATGATTTCATTGCTTATCTAAAAGGGACTAAGGGCGAAAAAGCCGCAGAAAAAGCCAAACAAGCGGAACATCTGGCCAAAATAGAAACCTTAAAACAATTAGCTTCCTCTGGTAAAATCAAACAGGCCGTCAGTTGGATAAAGGATTTCTTTGAAACCAACGGGGACAAGCTAGTGGTATTTGCTACCCATAAAAAAATCATAGACGCATTAATGGAAGAGTTCAAAGAAATTTCTGTTAAAATTGATGGTTCGGTTAGCTCCACTGATAGAGAATACGCAGTACAAGCTTTCCAAAATGATAAAAGCATTCGCCTATTCGTAGGTAATATACAAGCGGCTGGGGTAGGAATCACGTTGACTGCGGCCTCCGCCGTGGCTTTTATCGAACTTCCCTGGACACCTGGGGACTTAGTACAGGCCGAAGATAGATGTCACAGAATTGGCCAAAATAACAACGTAAACATCTATTATCTACTGGCCAACGGAACCATCGAAGAAAAGATTGCCGCTTTATTAGATGAAAAGAAAAAAGTGCTCAGTCAAGTTCTGGACGGAAAAGAGGTTGAAGAAAGTAGCCTGTTATCAGAACTAATTAAAAACTACACCGAAGAATAAAAAAGGAGTGGAAAAGATGATTAACGAGAATTTGAACTTGATTAGAAAAATAGTTTATGGTTATGTTGAAAAGTATCCGGGGCTGGAATTTGATGATTTGTTTTCGGAAGCATATCTGGCATGTATGGAAGCCGAAAAAAAGTACAACCCAGCAAAAAGTAAAGAATCGTCTTTCATTTGGAAAGTAGCCAATAACAGGCTGAAAACATTAATAAGCACGGAAAGAACCAGAAGCATGAAAAATGAAGAAATAAAAGAAAACTCCGCTGTTTCCTATATGACGCCTGAAATGGAACTTATTGCGAAAGAAAGATGGGAAGAGCTTCTGAACGGGCTTTCTCCAAAAGCACAAAATATTTGTTATATGGTATTAAATGAATCAGAGCTTTATCTTCCGTCAGACAAGCCGAAGTTCTGTAGGGGAATAATAAAAAGGGCCTTAAAAGAAC